CGCAGGAAGTTGTAGAAGGATTAATATACAGTGTAATGGATTATGCGCGACATAACTACCCTAGTAAAAACTTAGTATATTGTGGCGGGGTAGCACTAAACTGCTTAGCAAATAGAAATTTAGGCAACTACTTTGAAAATATATGGATTATGCCAAACCCAGGGGATGCTGGTAGTAGTTTAGGAGCCGCGGCATTAGCGTACGGTAAAAAAATCAATTGGACCGATGCGTTCTTAGGTTCTAATATTTCAGGGCTGTATCCGGTTCGTGCAATACTAGATGAACTACAAACTAATAAGATTGTAGGTGTTGCTAGTGGACGTGCAGAGTTTGGCCCGAGAGCATTTGGTAATAGAAGTCTGCTCGCAGATCCAAGAGGTTCAGAAATTAAAGATAAAGTAAACGATATTAAACGTAGACAACACTTTAGGCCATTTGCTCCTGTTATATTAGAGGAGTTTGTAGATGAATACTTCTCTATGCCCAAGGGATTCGAGAAAAGTCCTTATATGCAAGCAGTAGCACGCTGTAAGAAGCCAGAAGAGTTCTCGGCTATTATTCATAAAGATGGAACAAGTAGAGTACAAACTGTGCCAAATGACGGCAGTGGTATTAGAAAGTTATTAGAAGAATGGTTAACTCTTACTGGTTGTCCAATGTTGCTTAACACATCGTTAAACATACGTGGCGAACCAATGGTTAACGATTTAAATGATGCTAAACGCTTCGAGAAAGAGTACGGCGTTAAAGTTTGTAGTTGACGATTAGTGGCGTCAAACACCCGTATAAGAACATGTTTGTTAATATCGTTGCACGACCCATCGTTATGGTTATTTGTACCTAATAGTAAACCACGTAAGGTATTCCCTCTTAACGTAACATTCTGTATAACAAAATGGAAAGTTATTAGCGTTGTGTTGACTAGTACCAAAACAACACAGACTGTTCTGTGTTATGAGCCATTAACAAACACTAATTATGACCCAAACTTAATGCACGATACAATGCCTACTAGTATAGGTATTGTTGTTGGTAATGGTAAAAGTAGATTAGGTATAAATTTAGAACATTTGTACACAAATAAACTAAACAACTACAATAATATCACAGTGTATGGGTGCAATAACATCTACAAGGATTATTCACCCGATGTATTAATAACAGTTGACAACCGTATTGAAGATGACGTAATAACAAGTAACTACTTGCACTGCCATTACACACCATCAACATTAACGAAAAGTTTTCCGAAATGTAATGTTGATAATGATTCGGGCACTCGTGCTATATGTGTTGCGTATCATTACGGTAACCACGATGTTATATTCTTATTAGGATTTGATTTTAACACGACACACAGTGCCAAAATTAACAATATCTACCGTAACGAATTTGATAAACGTGGGGAAAACTTTTCAGAGGTTAGTATCGCGGAGGCGTATGTTGAAAATTTAAATAAACGAACTAAATTTGTACGCGTAATGGATAATGAATACAGTAAAAAAACAAAATATTCATTATCCACTATTACTGTGGATGAGTTCCTAAAGATAACTCTCTAAACCGCCTGTACGTCTAATATCTTGTGTACAACAACTAATGCCGCCGTCCCAAAAATACTTGTGTCTTAACTCACATATAATAGGTTCAATGTGATGTTTAGCACAGAAATTCCATACTTCTTTGTTGTAACCACTAAAGATAACATGACTTTCGTCTAGTACCAAACAGTTAACATTAAAAACTGTTTCTGCAGATTCGCCAGTCCAATCCTTTAAGTAAGTATCAACGTAGTTAGAAAATTCGTTTGTTGGATGTTGCCCATGCACATACCATCTACCGTTATAATTTTCTTCTTTAAACTTACCCATATCCATTGCGTGTTTTATACTAGGGTCATTTAATTTTAAAATATCCCATCCTATAAACTCGTCTGCTAGATTCAAGTCATCTGCATGATACGTCGATAAGAGTACACCTGGCTTTAAAATTGCAAAAACAGCGTCACCGTGTCCTTCAGTCACTGCTTCGTGAATTTTATATCTACCATCTAGTACATTATCTCTAATCCAATCTGTTTGCTTTGCCGTCCAGAAGTCACTATTATCAACAAAGATGTCAGTACCTACACGAACAATACAACTGGCATTGCCGTTGTTTAGCGTTACGTCGGGACTCCATACTCTATTGAATGGGTCTATTATTGAACCAGGTGTGTTTGTTTCGTACTCGTTAATAATTGGATGCATTTCTTCTAACGGTGCACATATAACTAATTTCTCGCCAATTGTTATTTGCCAATCTCGTGGAGTTAACGGAGGCAAAGGAGCACCGTGTCCACTTAGTTGTCCACGTTGAAATGTTTCTTTGTCTATAACTGTCGGACGTTTAACAACCGCACCATAATCTTCGATTGTTTTTTGTAGGTTATTTAAATCCTCCGTCGTTTCGTCTAGTATTTGACATAATTGGTCACGTACTTCTGCGTTTTTAATAAAATCGAAATATTCACTTGGGTATGAACTTCCTACTATAACTTCTTCGAGTGGTTGCCAACTTGTGTATGAACTAATCATTTAACTCCTTAATAATCGTATTTAATCTGTTTATTTTAGTACCGTTGAATAAATCTTGGTTATGAATAATGTCGCTTTGGCACTTGATATACATTTCGTGTATTTCGTTGTGTGACCTTTCTAGTATCGTTGTAGTCATATCCATAGCAACTTTCCATCGCTGTGTCGTATCTTCTATGGTATCGTACGAATTGTTAAGAACGTGGTCAAATGTTTTATAACCCATGTCCCTTAGTAGTTGCAAACTACCACACGCACCAAATAAGATAAACATTTGTGAATTCTTTATAGGTTTAAATGTTTTTTCAGTTATGAAAACGCCATTACTACTATCGACATCCATATGACTTTCAAGTACTACGTTGATATATGAATCACTGAAGTGTTCTCTTACCTGTAGTGTATGGTTATTATGTTCGATGTCATTTAACTCGTCTGCTTTAAATGGTGTTGATGTGAGGAATATTTTTGTCAGTGCTCTTAATCCCATGTATTTGTCCACTTCGATTGGGTTATTATTTTCACTTTCTCCCGAATCGATGCTATTACCGTACGCAAAATAACCGTCTGTGTCTAACCGTTTTTGCCATAATGTAGCCATTGTATTTGCTCTCCAGTACTTGTGCATTCTGACAAGTGCCGTGTATTTTTTAGACCGTGTATCTTCGGTGTAGAAAGCGGGTGGGTGTTTACGGTTTCTATAATGATATAGTAACTCGTCATCGACCACGTGATAAAAGTTTTTAATGTCTTTTGCTTTGCTATTGGCACTAATAAATTTAACCTGTTCACGTGGGACTTTATACTCCTTGCACTGTTGTGCTAGGTGTTCGTTTATTGTACATGGATTATCACCTTCGCTATAGTAAAACAGTATCTTAATCTCTTTCTCTTTGAGTTTAGATAATAATTCTACAGACATTAACTCAAACCATTTGATTTCAAAGTCAAAGAAACTCAACGCGATTGGATAAAATGTACTTGAATCTGAGTCAGAAAGTTCAACTATATCAAACTCGATGTCGTAACGTTTCAAATGTTCAAGTAACATAAATGGTTCGCTGTATGGTGTTATTGTACTGAATTGTTGCCATTTTTTAGTAAACGGCTTAATACCGCCATCTGCCAAATTTGGATAATACTCACCCTTCACAATACTGTCTACGCAGAATTTTAATCCCATTGTGCTGTCATGTTAGTTAATTCGTTCCATAGTAAATTTTCAAATTCGTTACTGTAGAACCAATTGAAATTATGTTCCACAATCGGAACAAGGTGTTTTTGTAATTGTTGCTTTTCCTTTATGGACATGTCGTTTAAATTCTTGAGTATATCTGCTATCGATTTCATACGTGCAACGTTGTCTTGGTGGTCATAATCCTCACTCCAAAAATCACCAAACGTTTTGAACCCGTAACTCCGTAAATATTCAAGTGAATGCTTTGGTGCCACTAATAAAAATGGCATTTGCATTACGATGGGTTTAAATGTTTTTTCTGTTAAGTGCAGTGTTTCTTGTTCGTACAGCGTTTCAGTCACCACGTACACCAAACTTTCTTTAACTGTGTCCCAAAAACTTATCTTAAAACTTTCGTTAGGAATGTTATCAGCATCTTCACCCGCAAACACCAACGGAAGTTTTACACCTTCTACATTAACAGGTGTATTATCATATGGGCATTTGGACGGGAAACTAATATTATTGTTTTCTATGATGTCGTGGTTTGCTAATTGTTTAAGAAGAGTTATTCTGTGGGTTCGTTCCCCGCCCACTACCCTGTTTGGACAAGTGAATGTAGTGGAAATTTTTCTATCCTTGTAGTTTTGTATTAGGTGTGTTCTATTATATCCACGGAACCAATCTAGTGCAGCCCACCCATGGAAGAAATAATACGATAATCTATACCCACGATTATCACAAAGTTCGGACACATTTTTACTATTTTTCTCAGATGTGACAAATGTAGCGTTCGCAATTGGTTTAGGTATTAATTGTCCTTTGTATTCTTGGTTGGGATTTGAACGCTCGGGATGTATAAAACTTGTGTGGAAAAAGTTTATTGTTTCGCTATGTACGATTGGATAGTACGGTTCTTGGTCCCAAAATAAAAATGCCATGTCACGGTCTCTTATTAATGGTGCGACATGCAATGCATCGATGTCAGTTCTCCCAAATGGGTCGAAATAATGCATCGAGTTTTTTGGGTTTTTGGAAATTATTTTTGAAAATATGTTATCATATATTTCGTCAATTCTAATCATGTATAATTAATATTATGTTTGATATTTTTTATATTACTAATAAACCCATAGGTATCCGCTCAAAACAGGTTAACTCTATGGACGAGGCAGTGAAGTTATCACGTACTAGATATTTATGGGTAGCCGATGGTGACAATGATTATTCTGACTTTAACTTCATGTGGGAGCCAAGCCCATGGGAGAGTGACCAAACACATGTGTGGAAAAGTCAATGGCAGGAAAGTGGTGGTACATACTTAATTCCTAAAAGGAATTCAACTGAAACCAACTACAAGAATGAAGTGATTAAACGCAATAAAGTTACTGTTCCGTTTATATTTTTAGATTTTAACAATGTAGATTCTACAGAAGCATTTAGTCAGATTAGTAGCGTCTCAAATGAGGTAACTAAAACAAGATTTATTAGCAGTTATCATGGTACATTAGCACGCATTATTAGCAAAGTAGAAAGCGAATATGTATGGGTTACTTCATCGGTGTGCGACTATACTAACTTTGATTTTACTTGGCATCCTAGCGAATGGCAATCTGAAATGTTGCACGTATTTCCTAGCAACGACCAGAAGTTCGGCGACACATTTTATATACATGTACCTACTTTTAAAGAACAAGTTAATAACATAGAGTTATTAGAGTGGTACGACACAATACATTTTGTTAAAGATATACAAGTACCACGTTGGAATATACCGTATATTAAGGTCAATGATGATAGTATTGTAGAAGATGTTAAGAATCACAGTTTTGTAGAACCTGCAGTACTGTTCACAAATGATGTTAGCAAAGAGTATCGGATACCAACTACTAACCTGTGGCGTGAAAAAACAAGAACAGTTGTTCCGTTATCAAATGGCGCCAATACAACGTTAGTGCCACGTGATGCAAAAAATCACATTACTGAACAAGTATATGATTATGCGTTTATTTCTAAAAAGCATATAACGTATAACGACAATCCGTTGGATATTGTATTCATTAGCAACGGTGAATCAAATGCAGAACAGAATTGGGAACATTTATTAAACTGTACTAAGAGTTTTACAAATAAAGTTAGACGAGTTGACAAAGTAGACGGACGTGTACAAGCATACCAGCAAGCCGCCAAATTAAGCGATACAGCGTGGTTCTTTGCTGTGTTTGCTAAGTTACAAGTCCATAAAAACTTTAATTGGAATTGGCAACCTGATAGACTACAGCAGTCAAAACACTACATATTCCATGCTAAAAACCCCATTACAGGACTTGAGTACGGTCATATGGCAATGATTGCTTATAACAAAGATTTAGTGCTTAATAACAATGCACATGGACTAGACTTTACATTAGACCAAGAACACGAAGTAGTTCCTGTATTAAGTGGTACCGCATATTATGCAGACAGCATAGAAGTTGCATGGCGAAGTGCATTCCGCGAAGTTATCAAACTTAAAGACAGTGGTACAATTGATAACGAGTACAGACTGCAAAAGTGGTTAGACTCAAGTGATACTGAATTAGGTGCTTGGAGTCAACGCGGAGCAGAAGATGCAGTTGAGTACTACGAAAATGTTAACGGAGAGTTCAGTAAGTTAAGATTATCTTATGAATGGAAGTGGCTAAATGATTATTTCAATGTGAAGTATGATAAAGAACACGCTCTATAACGTACTCAACTTCGTCATTTGTTAATTCAGGAAATAGCGGTAAACTAAGAACCTTTCTACTTAGGATACTTGCTTTGCTTAACATGTCTAACTTACTACGATTACGAAAGCAATTTACTTCATGAAGTGGTTCTTCGTAATGTATCTTGCATCTAATTTTATCGTAGTGTAGTTTAATTTGCAGTGCATCTCTATCATCTACCGCAATTACATATTTGTGGCATGCATGGTCATTTACTACATTAGTATGGATTAATGACTCTATATTAGTTCCACTGAACGCAGTATTGTACATACGCACTATCTCTTTCCTGCGTACTTGCCATTGGTTTAAGTATTTGCTTCTTACTAACAAGTGAGCACAATCTAACTCACTCATTCTAGAGTTAGTGCCTACTGTAATATGCGATGGTTTTCCGTGATTTTGATATTCTCTAATCCAATCATTGAATGCTGTGTCGTTAGTGACAATAGCACCACCATTGCCTGAACTTGGTAAGTTCTTAGTTGGGTCGAAACTAATAGCAGTTGCATGACCGTACCTAGTACAGTTGTTACTTAGCCAATGCTGAGCACCATCTTCAATGATAACGTCTGATGTAAGTGAATGTGGCACGATAGGAGCACCGTATAGTCCAACATAAACATGGAATTCTTTATTATTTAATTTATGTTGGTGTAC